AAGCATAGTGCTGAACCCATAGGGGCAAACTTATTCAATTTAATAAGTTCCCCCTGCAAGTTTGCATAAGTGGAGCGAAGAGCAATAAGGTAGGTCAGTAAAGGTTCAGGGAACAAAGCCTTGACGAGCCTCAAGGAGACTCGATCAGAGGCCTCAGACAAATCAATTGTGGCGAGATGGCGACGAAGTGACGCCTCCCTAACCACGGATTTGTTGTTCTCCTGAGTGTTTGCGTTCGCATTCCACTTAAGAAGCGGATGCGAACCCATCATCTTGTAGAGCACCCCCATCACCTCCTGCTGATAAAACATCAGCGAGAAGGGTTCGATGGCGATGGTACGAGGTCCCCTTGCATCTTTTGGTACAATCGTGTACCTAGATGTAAAGTGATCTCGAAACTCTACAGGATAATGGTTAAACTCGCTTAAGCAGTGATCAGGACCGAAGAGGTGAAACACCTCTGGGGTCAAGGTGAGAGGCCTCCGCCATTTCTGGTGAGGCTTCAACCTTTCGAAAACTGCTCCCGGACCGTGCTTAGGAACGCCGACGTTCTGTAAAAGAACGATGAAGTCCTTGAGGACATCCTTTAAAAGCTCACGAGAGCAAGAAAGAACATCCTCTGGATAATCATGCTCGGCACCGATAGCTTCATCGACTGCTTTCACCTTAGCATAGGTTTGTTGAACCTGCTGAGGGTCATAAGGAACCTCAAGCCTCTTGAATACGTCTGTCAATTGACGTAAGCACTCAAGAGCAAGGGGATCCTCATAGACCAAAGAAAGGAGCGGACGAAAGTAAGGGGTTAGTTCCACAAGAGGTAGTGAACCACTCTCCAAACAACTAAGAATTGCTGACCCGAAAGCCGGCAAATCAACGTTGAAAAAGGATAGTTCACTCTCCTTGGTTAATCTCAACAAATCTCTGAGATCAACATTGCACAATTGTTCGGTTTCCCGGACAAGTTCAGTGTGAACAAGCTTAAGGAGCTTATTCAGCATGGTATAATTTACCATGGATTCCAC